CCAAGCAGCTATGGCGGCAGGTAATGTTAATACTGACACTACAGGTGGTGTAACAACATCAAATGCAAACATTGGTGTAACTGTAGGTGGAGAAAATCCATCTGATGGTAACATGGACATTATCATTGAGTATTACTTAATAGATTAATACTTAATTTAATATAAGACTCATAGGGGGCATAGTCCCCCTATAGGTCTTTTTTTCTTAAAATTTAAAACAATGGCATACTTTAATCCCAAGGTAATATCTAACTGTACTTACGTATATGTAAGCGGTGAATCATACACTGGCGCTAATAGCGCTACTTTAACATTTGAGCTTTTAACTGGATCTGGTGGTTCAGGAAGTCATAGTGCAACAATTAATTATGGAGGTACCAACCTTACAGGCACTGTTATGATTGCTATATCAGATTTACCATCTGCACACGGAGTTTATGAAATTACAGTTGTAGAAAATGGAACAGAAGTAGCTAAAAAACTAGTAATGATTCATTGCGATATAGACTGTTGTTTAGTAAAACTTACCGATGAATTATTAGCTTGCGAGTGTGATTGTGCAAAATGTGCAACATCACTAGCTAAAGCTCAAAAAATATTTTTATTACTTGACTCAGCTCATACAGCTATAGATCAATTTAATAAAAACTCAACATCAAACAGCGGTTATGCTTTAGACGCTGCAAATAAATATAATAAAGCAAAGGAAATGTGTGATGCATCTTGCGGATGTAATTGCTAATTCAATAAACTATGGCTGAATTAACCAAAGAGCAAAAGGCAATATACGATAAGTATTTAGCTGGAGGGGATACAAAAGGAGCTGATGCTTACTTAAAATCTATATCTACAGGTCGTAGTGAAGAATCTCCTACAGAAAGAAGAAAAAGAGAGGCGGCTGAGGCTGTTGAATCTGAGGCTGCAGCTGCGGCTTCAATTCCTTCTAGCGGTGAGTCTGTTTCTGATTTGGCAAGTATTATATTATCTGATTCTGATATAGATGGTGATGATGTAGCTACAGATAAGATAAATGTATTAATAACTTGTGGTTATAATAAAAATGTTCTTTTTCCAAATGTAGAAACATTTAGAACAGCAAAAGGAAGACAAACAACTGAAGAATTAAATATAAGAGATGAAGCTTTTGTATATATTACAAGTTCATCTAAATATGATCCTACATTTGCTGATGTAACAAATATTGTAGATACACAAGATCCTCTAACTACTTTTGTTGCTGTTGACGGTGGTGGTTACATGACATATGATTTAACTTCTAATATATACAATCAATCAATTATTGGTACAGAAGATAATATTGATAATACACGAGAAATAGAAGTTACATTTAGTAATGGTTACACAAAAACTATTAAGACAGGGATTAATTTGCAATTGGGTTGGGATTATATGAATTTTCCTTATCCAACATCTAATGATATAGAAGGGATAACTTATTTTGGTATTAGACAAAATACAGCAGCTTGTGAATTTGTTCATCCTGGGTGGGATAGCTATTCGAGCGCTAGTTATAGTACACATGGAAACTTTACAAGTATTTCTGACAGATTTTTTCCTGTATTAAATCCTATAGACGAATTGGACGAAAATAATGAGCCAACTGGAGTTCTTGTGAACCCATGGGGGCATGGGTTTCCAGTTTTAATATTAGCTGACCATCACGAAGATGGAGCTAATATAGTAGATACTTTTAGTCTAGACACGCCTGTCTCCGTTGGAGAATACATGAGAGTTGGCGATACTTTTTGTTTAGAAGATGCTGCTACAGTAGATGATAAATGTTTTTATTATCAACGATTTCAAAGCTACCAACCACCAGGAGATAACGGTCCTGATGCTGATGAGTACTTAATTAATACAACTCAAGACGATTTTAGCTTTGCAACACCATCAATAGCTAGTAATGTACCGATTATAAATCCACATAGATGGAATTCTATTCATGGGTATGGGGCTGATATAAGTTGGCAAACCCCTCTTACAAATACTGTATCGAGACATGCTTTTAATATATACGGAAATACAACTCCAGATCAAGTACATTACAATATAGCAATAAGTAGACTTCCTAGGTCATTTGCAAATACTAGTTTGGCGGCAGGATATTTATCTGACACTCTTAGTGCATGGTGGTGGGAAAACAGTGGTCAGGATTTTGTCTCAGAAGATACTGCTTCAAGTTATCTTAGTAGTGGTAGTGTAGATAATATATGGGAAAATTTTTGGAATTTTGGAAATGCTATGACATTTAATCCTTTTTATTATTGGGGGTTTTCTTATAATTATGGAGATTTTGATGGAATATCTTTTGCTACTCCAAGAGCTCACTCTTTATTAGATTTTTTAAATCTTACTGGAGATGAGACGGCAAGTGGAAGTTATGATTTTGGTCCGTATCAGACAAGTGATGCTGCACCTGTATTAGCAACTTTAAACACACCATTTGTAATGGGAACTGTAGGTGGTAATTCAATATTTACCAATGGTACTGTTTTATCAAATAAAATACCAACTCCTACAACTTTAAGTGTACAGTTTGCAAAATCTTTACCTGCTAGTTGTGCACCTGAGCCCGTAACATTTGAAGTTTGTACAGATCCTTCTTCTCCAAGTTATTATATAACTACAAGTCAAGATTGTAACGGTAACACAATACCAGCAGATAATCTAAACGGTACAATACCAACAACTTTTACTACTGGAGACTGTTGTGCGGTAGATTGTAGCGGCTTTAATTCTACTGTAACTGTTGGTCAACAACCTAGTTATAATACTGCTAACGGACAAATTACAGTTCAGATGAGCGCTTCGGCTGACGGAACCCCAACAATGGGTAATCCATCAGGAACAGGAAGTGCCTATACATATACAATATCACACCCTAGCAATACAATTACTCAGACAGCACCTCCTACTTTAGGAAATGTTGTAACTAAAGCTTGTGCTACAACTAACAATGTAAATATTATTACAGTAAACTCTGCAGATGACCAAGTTACATCTGGTATGCGTGTTACTGGTACAGGTATACCTGATAACAGTTATGTAGGTGAAATATACGCTGGTAACATTGGGTCTGATGCTGCAGGTGTTACTCAGTTTTATTTAGTAGATATAAATGGAGGGGTAGTAGATGCAACAGCAACTAATAACCCAGTTACTTTAACTTTTTCTGCTACTATAGAGGTAACCTTTGGATCTTTACCCGATAGTGGAGGAGATCCTTACATACTAACAGTTACAGATTCAGATGGATGTTCTGTAGAAACAGGTATAAATCTTCAAATGGGTCCAGCACCTGAAGGTTGTACAGATTCTGGAGCTCTTAATTATGATGCTTCAGCTGTACTTGATGACGGATCTTGTTCAACTTGTGAAGCAATAACCGGTACCATAATAGACAGTGTTGGTAATGTTATTTACGAAAATGGTATTTTAGGTAATGGACCTAATCCTGCAACTATTAGTGGTAATTACGGAGTTGCGGGTATTTCAAATAATGTTTTAGCAGGTAACAATACTGGAGAGTTAACATTTAATTTCCCATTAAACCCATTAGCTATTGACGCTCTAGTCAATACAATGACTTATACAATTACATTGTATAGTTATGCTACTGAAAACGATGCTTTAACAAACATCGGCGCAACACAGGTAACTCAAACAACTGGAATTACACAAGCTAATGGACCTAATGCTACATTTTCAACTTTAGGATATGGCTTTTATAGAGCAAAAATAGAAATTGAAGATTCTGCCACCGGTGCTGATGCGGGTATAGAAAAATGTTTTGGATGGAGTCAAGTAGGATTAGTTCTTGCAGCTATATGTACAGATACTACTTCTGACACATATGCTGATTACATTGCTGCTGGAGTACCTGCAGATCTTTGGAATCACGATCCAAGTTTATGTACTTATTCTTGCGATTTTAGTGTTAATTTACTTTATATGCCAGACCCAGATTTATGCTTGGACGGCCAGATAAAGGCAGAAGTAAATTACAATAATTTTAACAACCACAGTTTAACTTTAC